TGTTTTACAAAAGATGTTCGAAATATAGCATATAAATCTAATAGAGGCATTTTGCCTTTGAATGACACTACTTATTCTAGTGTGTTATTTATGATAGATGTTGGCAAACATTTATTGAAATCTATTCCTAAAGACAAGTTTTCTGAAGCCTCTTTGAGATTGATACATGAAGATTGTAATATTCTCAAGAAGATATTACAAGACTTGGAACGTTGTGACATTACTTTAAAAGGTATGCGTCAAGAACCAGTCGGGGTTTTGTTCTCTGGTGGTCCTGGTGTCGCCAAATCTGTTTCTGCATTGTATAGTTCTAATATTTGGGCTAGAGATTCTTTGACTCCCGATGAAATTGAGGAGTTTGATTTGAATCCCGGTACATTTATTTTTTCTCGGAAACAAGAAAATGTTTTCTTTGATACAATGACTAATAAAGTTAGAGTTATGTTGTATGATGATTTTTTACAGGCTCGTGATGTTGCAGGTAATCCTGCTTGCGAAGCTATGGAAATTATTCGTATTATTAATTCTGAAGAATATAGTGCACATATGGCACACCTTGAAAATAAAGGTAATGTCTATATTAGGCCTAAGTATGTAATTGCCACTACTAACCAGCCTGCATTAATTTCTAATGCTATTGTTTCTTCCAATGCTATGAAGCGTCGTTTCCCAATGAGTTATTTAGTTGTTCCAAAAGAGGAATATACTCGTGATGAAGATTTGAAAAACGATCTTTGGAATAGAAAATTAGATCATGACAAGTTACCTGTTAAAGTTATAGGTACTTGTGAAGATGAATCTATTGAAGGTGAGGAAGTTACTGATTTGCGTCCAGAACACCTTGATTATTATGAATTAAATTTATTTAATCATAGTGTAGGTGAAAGATGTTCTTTTCAAGAGATTATTTCCAAGGGTAGAGAACTTGAAAAAGTAAGACGTAAATATTTTGCGCTACATAGACAAAATTTCCGAGAAATGGTTAAGAAATATGCCTTGATTTATGATACAAAGGTTCAAGACGAAGAATGTCCTGAAGATTATTGTTGTGATGATGGTATTGTTCCACAATCTGGTGATACTGATGTGTCAGATACAGAAAATGATGAATTCTTAGATACACTTGGTTGTACAGAAGAACAAATCATGTCTCTTGAAATTATGTTGACAATGAAACCAGATTATATTTCTTATTTAAGGACTTGCTTGAGAGCAGGTCATAAAAATGATATTTATGCTTTGACGTTACTCTTGATTGATCATTTAGGTTTTAATAAAGCTGTCGATTATGTTGATGATTGTATTCAATTTCCTAGTCGATTTAAGTTTAAATCTTATGATAATAGACCTTATAAGATTAGAGTTTTTGAATCCATTAGTGGTTATATTGAGAAATTTTTGAATCTTTTGCCTACTTGGCAAAGTTTTAAAGCTAAGTTTACCTTCAGTAAGGAAAACATTATTAGTGTTATTTCTTTTATTGCTGGTAGTTCTATTTTAGTCTTTTTAGCTAAATGGCTATATAAATGGTGGACTGGTAAAGAAGTCCCCCAATCGTTTGGTTTTAGCGATAAGATGAGAACCCATAAGGTTAATCCTAAATTTGTGAAAAATTCACAGGCTATTAAGTCCTTTTTGAAGGTTCAGCCTCAATTTAGTGAAGATTCTTCTGGTATTGATTTAGTTACTTCTATAGTTCGCAAGAACTGTTTTAGATTTGAATTACTATCTGATGACGATAAGTGGAATTGTTTAGGCTCTATTACTTTTGTTAGAGGTAGAGTTGCTCTTATTCCTTATCATTTTATTGTTAAGTTGTTACAAGGTATTGACAGTGATCCTAAAAGAATCACTCGTACTGTCAGGATAGGACACGGTAAAGAGCCTAATGATCCCGGTTTATTATTCACTGTTGGTGAAATTTTAGAAGGCCATCATTATGGTCGTTTAGGTATTAATGATTTGGCTTTAGTTGAATTTCCTAAAAGAATGCCTGAAAGGCAGGATATAGTTGATAAGTTCGCTTTTAAGAGTGACATGGACTATAACACTGCTAATCTTGATATTATGCTTTCTGTTCTTAACAAAGGTAGAGGTTTCTATTTCGGTAAAGGTAGAAAGTATGATAACATTATTGGTATTACTAAATTCAAAGATTTTAATTATTGTATTGAAGAATCTTATACTTATGATGTTCCGACACAACCTGGTGATTGTGGCGCTTTATTAGCCATTTTAAATCCTTCCCTTCAAAGGAGGAAATTATTTGGTGTGCATGTTGCTGGTCACGATTATCATGGTGATGGCTTTGCAGGTTTTGTATGTCAAGAGTATCTTTTAGAAGATCTTAAGATGTGCGAAGAACAAGTTGTTAGTGAAGTTCCAGATTTAATTTCTCCTCAAGCTAGTGACTTAGATGTTCCAGTAAGATTCGAAATTTTGGGTAGAACTAATTTATCTCCTTCAAGAAATTTGAATACAGATATACGTCGTTCTCGAATGTATGGTTCTCTAGGTCCTATCACTATGGCTCCTGCTTTATTGCGGTCCATTAGTGAGAATGGTACTCTTGTTGATCCTTTATTAAATGCTCAAAAGAAGTATTGTAAGCCAGATGTTCTCTTTGATATGGATATAGCAAAGAAATGTATGGCTCACTATTTCTCTTATTGTGAATGGAATTCTACTTTCACTGTTCTTCCTAGAATTTATACTTTAGATGAATCTATTTTTGGCCTAGAATTTGACATGGACTTTGGTTCGGTCAATTCTAGTTCAAGTGCAGGTTGGCCAGCTAGTGTAGCTGGTCAGCGTAATCTTAAAAAAGAACTCTTTAGTTATGAATATGGAAGTGTTGAACAGGAAATTATAAAAGATTTAATTTCTGTTAAAGTTAATGAAATAATCACTAAGGCTAGGAATAATACTCGTATGTTCCACGTTTTTACTGATAATTTGAAGGACGAGCTTCGTGAGTTAGCGAAAGTTAAATCCGGTTCGACTAGATTGTTTTCTGGTGCGCCCTTCGAATATTTACTAGCTTTTAGAATGTATTTTGGAGCTTTTGGTCTTTGGTTTATGAAGAATAGAGTGCTTAATGGCTCTTCTATTGGAGTTAATCCATATTCTTCCGAGTGGAATGCTATTGCTAAGAGGTTATTGAGATTTGGTGCTGATAATATTGGTGCTGGTGATTATGAGAAATATGATGGTTCTCAGAAGGCCTTGGTTCATTTACTTATGCTTTTCTTCATAAATGTATGGTACGACGATGGTGTTGATAACGCTAGAATTCGTTCTATTTTGTGGATGGAGGTTTATAATTCTAGACATATCGTTGATGGTTTAATCTATGAATGGTTTAGTGGTTTAGGTAGTGGGCACCCATTTACTATTATCATTAATACTATTTATGGTCATTTCAATTTGCGTTATGCTTGGTATAAAGCTATTGGCAGTTTGACTCTGTTCGATACTAATATTTATGCTATAGTTCAAGGTGATGATTTAGCTTATGCTGTATCTGATCTTTTTAAAACTAAATTTAATGATATTGTTATCTCAGAAAAAGTAAAAGAAATTGGTATGGTTTATACCAACGAAGCGAAAGACGGCACATTAATTGCTTTGAGGAATTTGACTGAAATCGAATTTCTCAAGAGGCGTTTTGTATTTGATATTTCTGAAAATTTGTGGATAGCTCCCTTGCGTCTACAATCTATTTTAAAAATGGTTGATTGGACTAAACGTAAGCATAAGAATGCTATCGTTTGTTCAAACGTTATCACCGCTATTAAAGAGTTAGCTCTTCATGATAGAGAAGTTCATGATAAATATGCTCCCAAGATTATTAATGCTTTTCAAAAGCACTATCCTTATTTGCATACTAGTGAACCTTTGATAATGGACTACGAATGTAGGAAATCTCAAGTGCTTTGCACTGAGGCTTTCTATTAAGTGATCGACCTCCCAATATATATTTTGTACTGGATATATTGGTGTTTAAGTACATGCTTGAGAAAGGAACTCTGACTAGAATTCAATATGAATCAATACTCAATTCTTTGGACACCCGTGTGTTAATGAAATCCAATTGTTAAAAGACACTAAGGCTCTGAATTGTTATAATCCTTACCTATTTAGGTTTACTATCAGATGGGATGTGAGCAAACCTCACAATATCAGAAACTATTGGTGCGGTTTTTAGCCTTGAGTGTGGCTATTTATTTTAATTTACACTTGCTTCAAATAATAATAGTGATGGAAACACTTTAACTTCCAATTTACCTCCTTCGGGAGTGACAAATTTGAATCCGAATACGGATTCGCCTGCTGCTGGCTTGGTCGAAACCAATGCCACAACTCAGTTTATTGCAGATAAGAATATTGTGGTTTCTTCTCCTATTAACGTTTCTTTAATGGACAAGATTACTTATGATTCTTCTTCGGATAAATTGAATCAGGAAATTAAAGATTTTTTGGCAAAACCTGTTATAGTTATGACTAATACTTTATCTAGTGGTGATACTTTTTCTACTTTTCCTCTTCTTTTAAATCCTTTGACTACTTTTTCTAATAGTACGATGATGACGAATAAAGTTGATGGTTTTCTAGGATTTAGAGCTACTACTGTGTATCGTTTGGTTGTTAACGCTAATAGATTTCAGCAAGGACGTTATAATATGTCTTATGTCGCTTTGGGCGGTGCAGATTATAATGTTGCTAATAATTCTAAGTGGGTTAGTGATCATCTTTCTACTTTGGTACAGCGTACTACTCTTCCTCATGTTGAGGTTGATTTATGTTGTGATACTGAAGCTATTCTGAGGGTTCCTTTTAACTCCGCTTTGAATTTTTTCCCTTTTAGAACTTTGAATGTTGCTAGTGATACTGGTACATGGGGAGCTCTTTCTTTTTATCCTTATGTCCCTTTGGCTGCTGCTGCAGGTAATTTAACCTGTGGTTTTACAATATATTCTCATTTTGAAGATGTAGAATTAGTTGTAGCTGCTTTACCTCAATCGTCTAGAAATGCTACTTTTTCGAAGAAGACTAAGAATGCTACAGAATTTGAACAAGATTCATCTGATATTGGTCCTATTTCTTCTAGTTTAATTCGTGTTAGAGATTTTTCAGCTATTTTGGCACAGGTACCGTTGTTAAGTTCTTATGCTTTAACTACATCTTGGTTCGCTGACATTGCCGCTAATGCTGCCAAAGTTTTTGGGTGGTCTAAACCCATCTCCTTGGCTCCATCTATGCGTGTCACTCAGAATTATTTACCTTATTCTGCTAATACTGATGGTCCTGATATGTCTTTTCCTCTATCTTTATCTTATGAAAATTCTGTTGGTATGGCCAAAGGATTTTCTGGTACTGATGTTGATGAAATGGATTTCACTTTTTTGTGTACTATTCCAGTATATGCTGTTACCATTCCTTGGGCTTCTGCCTCAGTTGCTGGTACAGTTCTTCATACTACACCAGTCACTCCTTTAGCTAATGTTGTTACTACTACAGTTAACGGAACTAGTTTTAGTCATTTTTCTCCTCTGCAGTTAATTGCTCAGCATTTTTTCTATTGGAGGGGTTCTATGGTGTATAAAATTAAGTTAGTTAAAACAGAGTTTCATAGTGGTCGTCTTTTAGTGGCTTTTTCTCCTATAGACCCTAATTTGGGTGCTTCTTCTGGTGTTACTATTGCTAATTCTGTTTATTTACATAGACAAATTATTGATGTGCGAGAGACAAATGAATTCACTTTCATTGTTCCTTTTGTTAGCACTTCACCTTATTTGATAGTGGATCCTACTTTGGGAGCTGGTACTTTTGCTATTATTGTTTTAGAGCCTCTTGTTGCTCCAACTACGGTAGCTAGTACAATTTCTATTATTATAGAAAAAGCTTCTGGCCCTGATATTGAATTTTCTGGACCTGTTCCTACTACTTACACCTATTATACAGGTATTTCTCCACAAAGTGGAGGAGGTTTTTCCTCTCTTGATGTACCTTATAATGTGTGTTCTAATATGTCTTCAACTATTGGTGTTTCAGCGTTAACTGACGACAAATCTTTGAATGCTTTACACTGTATAGGCGAAAAGGTTTCTTCTTTTAGAACTTTACTTAAATTACCTACTCAATTAGTTCCCTTTGCAGCTCCGACTCCCAATACTTATTTGAATGTTTCACCTTTTCTTATATCTAGTGGTACTGTTGTTGGTATTACCAATACTCCTCCCACTGTTATTAATGATATCTATTCCAGGCTAGCTTCGTGTTATACTTATTCTCGAGGTAGTGTGCGAATAAAGTTTTTAGATAATACAGCTGTAACTAATACAGCTCCTATATCTATAACTTTAGCTCTTACTAATGGTTTAGCTTCCAATAAGACAGGAGTTTGGACTTACAGCGCTGCCAACCCTTATTCTAATACGAATAGTACTACTCGTGTGGGTGTTCCTGTTATGTATTATAGGGCTGGCTATTCTGGTGAAGTGCAAGTTCCTCAGTATCATAGATACCACTCTAGATTGAATAGTGATTGTGTTGGAAATGCTGCTGATTGGTATTATAATATAGGTTCTGGTATAGCTCCTAGAGTTTTTATTAGTCGTGCTAGTATTCCTTCAGCCAATTTAGAAGCTTCTGTGCTTAGATCTGGTGGTGATGATGTTAATTTTGGTTTGTTTCTTTCAGTTCCTCCTATGACAGCATTGTTTTCACAATTTTGAGATATAGTCGTTTCTTTTATCTTTTCTTTCTTTTTGTTTTCCTCATTTTCATATAAATGTGGCGTTAGGTTTCGATAAAAACTAAGTGTTTAGGCTTTGTAGTTTACCTATACATTACTGTTGTTCACTTCTACTGTAACAAAGTGCTCAATAGCGTTCTTTTGAATGTCCACCTTGCGTGATACTATGATAGTTTCATGTTCTTGTTTAATCCTCCGATAATTATTTTCGGTTTTATCCCGCGCAGGTGGGTTTTACAAGAACTTAAATGTTACTTATGTGTCGGCTCTTCAAAATGGAGTCATGCAGTCTCTTTGCTCGTTAAATCACAAGCGGGCAAACAGACAATTTTATTCAGCG